CCTGCTGTACCAGCAGAAGAATGGTTCACAATAAGAACATCAGTGGCAGCAATCTTGCTGTTAGTAAGTGTGAAACTTACCTCGGCTGCTGCTGCTAACGCTGCATTGTTCATTGTGATCTGACCAGACAAAGTGTTGAGCGTTACGGCTGTTGCTTTGTTAGTCGCTTGAGTGACGGTTCCGCCGTCTACATAACCAATGGCTTTACCAGCAGTTACGTCAAAAAGTGATGGCATAATTAATTACTCCTAGTCGTTGTTAGAAACAACAGTTGCACGAACAATACCAATGTTCTTTGTTTCGTAGACTTTCGACCAAGAGCCTACAGTTTCAAGAACTGATCTTGTTGGGTTAACAGTTGATACTGCATATTTCAAACCAACAGGGTGGTAGATGTAATGAAGATCAACAGCCATTGCTTCCTCTAGTGCAAGGATGTCTCTATCAGTTTGAACACGCTGTGGAGCCTGTTCGCCTGTTACGACAGAACCATTTGCAAAGAAGAAACAAGAATATTCAGTGCTTGCACCGCTTCCTGTTGTTGGGATGTCATCAGAAACTATGACATTGAGACCCATGAAAGAACCGACTTGAGCACTACCAGCGAAAGCACCAGCAGTTGAACCAGCAGTTGCGCCTGTATCAGGTGCGCCTGTGTTGTCGTAAATTCTGTCAATTGCCTTGCGCTCTACCAAGTCGTAATAAGTCTTGGAGTGCATAGCAATAGAGGTCAATTTCTGACCTTGATCACCAAGAATACTTTGAGCCTTTGCAACGTGGCGAGGACTTAAAGTTGTTGGTGTATCGCCTGATTCAGAATCTATGCAATGAGTAAATAAAGCACTATTTGAATCGTTAGCATTAAGAGAACCAAAAGCACCTGTGAGGCAAGAATACAAATCTTTTTGCTTTTGATTGTTGACATAAGCTGCCAACTTATTACCAATAGCAGCCATAGGATCAGGACCGCCACCAACTGCTAATGCTGCTAAGTCTCTAGAACTAAATGCTCTACCTCTATGAAGTACAACACCGATCTGGTTATCAGCAGTAATTTTCCCAGGCGTTAAAGAAGTGCTATCTGTTAGAACTTCAAAATCGCCGCTTAAATTAGCTGCATAAAATGGGATCTTTACAAAATCCCCTCCTCTATCAGAGGAAAGATTTAATTCTGCCAAAGGTGTGACAATTCCACTCTGTAAGAATGAATCCGTCTGAGTTGTCGCCTCTATTAAATAGGGGGTAAAAACCTCTGGAATAATTAAATCGCTTCTTTGGGTACTCATGGGAGAATACTAAAAAATTGATTTATTTATAAAAAACGGGCACGACCCTAACTTGGCACGACCAAGATATTTATATATTAACCTTTTACAGCGTTTTTCAACATTTCATATTTATTTCTATCGGTTCGATATAAACGGCTTTGCTCAGTCAAATTAAAACTATCAGGTGCAAATGGATTCTTTTCACCTGCTGCAACAAATTCTGTTGTAGATGCTTTTACCGTAGAAGCTCCACCGCCTTGGGGTCTGGAATGTTTTTGAATCCAATTTGGCATTTGTTGTTGCGCCCATTCTTTTACAGGTGTTCTTGTATATCCATCAACTACAACAACTGTTCCATCTGCATCTCTAGAAAGTTGATCTTTATTTAAACGGCTTAATACATATTGAGGGTCGTGAACAACATCAGCTAAAGCAGTTACAGCAGGTGCTTCAATTTCTAACTTTCTTTTTTCAATCCTTAACGCTTCAATCTCTTTGTTCTTTTCTTCCTCCGCTTGTCTGTATTGACTGGCAAGTTTCTCCCTTGCCTCCTCGTATTGACCTTTTGCTTCCAACTCTTCCTGTTCTTTTCTCTGCTTAAAAGCAATTAGTTCATTTACATCAACACCTTGAGGAACCGCCTTCGCTGTTTCTTTCGCTGTCTTGTAATCAGACAAAAGTTTATCGTTGTGCTTCCTTAATGCCTCAACTTCTGCCTTTAACGCTTCAGTGTCAGAACTTGGTGAGTTTGGTCGCTGTAATTCTTCAGACATAAAATTTAAAGTGGGGTTTCAATAATAATACTTATTTTTCACCATTTAGTCTTATCAGCCCAATAAGCTGCGCT